GTCTTCAGTAACAATTGAGTCTGGGGATGTGTCTGGTTCTAAACTAAGTCCACCACCAACTACGGCAACCTTTGCAGTAAGACTTGCACCTTCTGTTCCAGTTAGATTAAATACAAGATTATCACCTACGGTATATCCTGTACCACCATCCTCAATTAAAATTTCATTTACTGAACCTGGCGATATAGATTCAATCCTTGCAGTCGCAGCATTATTACCACCAGCACCAATAGTTACAGTATCACCTATACTATAATAAGAACCCCTATTGGTAATATCCTGTCCTGTAACAATACCTTTTACTACACCAGCAATCTCTAAATCTCTTGCAGTGTCAATTGAAGTTATTGTTTCTCCTTCAACAAAAGTTCCAACGATTGAGTTTTCATCAAGACTAAGTTCAGCAATGTCCGTAGCGCCTTCTCTAAACTTAATAACAGTTATAAGAATAGCAGTCGCACCAGAAGTCGCACCAGTTATAAATTCACCAATAGCAGTTGTAAAATCTGAGTTGCCAGTTTCCGTTACACGAATAACTTTGTCAGTAGACCACTCACCATCAGATGAACGTAATAGATTATCTCTTGGATAAAGTATCTCTGGTTCTTCGTTGAAAAGAATTCTAAAGAATAACTTGTGGGCGTCAGCAGTACCTTTGGCTGCATACAAGTCTTTAATACTCTTGATAAGTTTTCTTTTCTCCGTACCTTCTGCTAAGGTATTCGGAATAGACTCCATAAGCGAGTCTCTAAACTTATCAAGAAAACTATAAACTGTATTATCAACATCTGCATATTCTAACATCTGTTGAATGTTTTGTACAGGGTTTGCACGATAGGATACTACGGTTGTTGTTGCACCAGAAGTAGAACCTGTTACCGTCTCTCCAGTTTCAAATCTTTGTTGGGATGTAATGAATAGTCTGTTGTTTGCATCAAAGTCATCAACAAGAACTCTTGCAGTCGCTTTAGATTTAGAACCGATAATAGTTTCGCCAGCAACAAACTTACCAGCAGATGATTCTAAAACAACTTTTAATTCTGTTTAATCCAGAATATAATTTTTAGATATTGTCTCTTCTACAACATAATCATTAGAACCAGATACTACCAGTTCACCAGCTTCTAAAAACTCATAATAGTATTTTAGGAATAAAGAGAATACAGGATGATCTGCCTTGATAAATCCAGGCAGTTGATCTTGTATGTGCGGTGATACTTTATTCTTTAAAGTTGGACTAGTCATTTATAAAACCTTGCTAGTATGTATTCTGTGTTGTAGTATATCCTGTACCAGCAGAAGAACCGCCAGATACAATAATATCAACAGTGCCATCAACTGATGTATTTCCCATATCAATTTCAAGTAATTGATTTCTCACAGATACAATATCATTGGAAGCAGGAAGTATGTCAATTGAAATTGAACTTCCTACAACTGAAGTAATAGTTAAGTCAGTAAGAACAATCTTACCTGTTGCATAATCAATTGTTCCCGCTGTACTGTCAACATAGTTTCTAGTAGTACCACCAACCAAATAGTAAGTTCTAATATTACCAATACCATCATCATCTAAAAATAATGTGTTTGTGTTTGTAGAAATAGTAAATCCTGTGGATGAAGTAATACCACCCATAGCACTATTATGTCCAGTGTGCGGATTATATAATGGATTGTTAAAATCAATAACGTATTGTGTAACAGTATTTAATACTGGTGTCAATATTTTATTAAGAGTAATTCTTGTTGTGTTAGATAGTATGGAACCATCAGAAGCATCAATCAACCTAGAAAGTTTTGAATGTCTAAACACAACATCAAAGTTTTGCAAGTCACTTGTATTATAATCGTCTATTGTTTTTCTAACAAGAGATTCGATATCTCCGACAGACTTTGTGGTTGTCTTACTATCAAACTTAAAATCTGTTCTTAGTTTAATCTTTGTAACCTCTGGATTAATAAAGGTAGGACGTATAGATGCAACATTATATTTTTTCAAATCATTTGCAATACTATTCTTTTGAGCTTGTGTTAAGTTAACACCAGACTTAGTTCTTACAGATAGAAACACCTGTCCATAAATTGGTGGATCGTTGTCTTCACCACCCCACACTTGAACCGATTTAGTTCCAGCATATACTTGAGGAAGAATTGTTTTATAGTCTTGTGTAGTTACTGCTCTACCTTGAGATGAATAATCTAAAGGAGCATTAAACTTAATAGAAGAAATAGTTTCTGATTCAGCACCACCTCGTGCTGCAATCAAAGTAGCTACAGTTACATCTGTCTCACCATCAACAGAAGTTGTGGAGAAAGTATTTGCACCGTTTGCTTTTGTTTTGTTTGTTACAACATATTGCAGTTGAATAATATTTCCATTTGAAATTGCACTACCAACAACACCATCCCCAAAGTAAACTTCAAACCTTCCGTCACTGCCTTCTTGAAGGAAGTATACGTTAGCACCAGAAGTTACTTGAGTAATATCAGTTGCGAGAGTATATACAGTAGTCGTTACATCACTCGCTGAATTTTGTACGGATACATTTAGAGTTGTAGTATCTCCACGAACATCAGATACTAAAAACTTCTGTTCAATATTATTTAAGTCAACAGTGTATCTAGAAGTAATAAGAGTTCCTTCGTATACTGGAATGTTTGCAAATCTCATCACACCGTTTGATGGTGTTACAGATACATCATCGTTAGTAACAAATCCATATGTACTTCCATCCACCTTAGTTGTGAACCGTGTTCCTTTAGCAAGGGTTGCACTGATTGCTGATGAAGAGTTTAATGTTACGTCAACATGTGCGACAGGAGCTCGACATGAACGAGGAGTGTATCCTAATTTCTTTGCATGAGATACAACTGAAGAGCGAAGAGTTGCACTATCTAAGAAAGATTCGTTCATTGCAAAGTTGGCATTCATTGCAAGGTAATGTGTATTGTACGCAAGTAGATCAATGATTTGAGATAAACCAGAACCTTCAAAGTTATAGTCCGTAAACTCATTCTGATTTTTCATGTATGTCTTTAGATTGTCTTTGATTAAATCAAAGTCTAATTCGGTGACTTGTAATTTCTTTGCCATATTATGCGCTCTTCTCTAATTGTTTTAACATCATCTCAATCTTTCCAAATTAACTTCCATCTCAATAAGTCCATCTGGAGAATTGATAAGATAAAATTCAATAATAACATTGTATCCATTTCTATCAATGTTTGCATCAACTCTTACTGATGCTAACTCAACTCGTGGTTCAAAATTTACGATACACTCTTCAATGTATATTGATAAACTGTCAGCGGTAGATGTATCTACAGGTTCGAATAGTGTCTTTCTAATATCAGAACCAATCTCTGGGTGAAACGGACGTTCATAAAAATCTGTGTTAATGAGATTACGCACACTTCTCTTTACTGCATCAGCATCTGTCAATCCAGCAATGTCTCCAGTGATAGGGTGTCTTGTAAAAGACAAACTAACATCCTTATACTTTCTAGTTGCCCTAGATGGTGACGCAGACGCATCACTAAATGAGTTTGGGGTAAGTGCCATTTAAATCTCCTTACTTCTATTTATAACGAAAGTTAGAGATTAACGAACTCTCTATTGGCAATATGATTCTCTTCAATATCTTCTTTGGATTGTCCGTGGTATGCAACTGCATGATGTTCTGCAATCATATTCTCATTAAGAATACTTCCATCTTCCATTCTGAACTGTCCAAGTATTCTACCATACTTACCTTTACCATCTTTAACAGTGACAAGTGTTTGAATTGAACCAACAGGCATACGATCTGTTACATACTTCTTAGCTGCAAGTCCATACTTCTTTTCTTCTAAGTCTCTTGTCCTAGACTCTGGTGTGTCGATACCAAAGAAGCGAATCCTTTGTTTCTTTAACCAAACTCCAAATCCCAAATCAATATCAACATCTGTAGTGTCGCCATCAATCACTTTAATTATTTTACATTTATATTCGTACATTCATTTCTCCTTATCCAGCAGATACATTTCCGCTGCCTGCTGTCATAGCGCCAGCATCTGCTGCATCACCAACTCTTCCTACAGGTTTACCATTAACTGTAACCGTACCAGAACCAGCCTTTAATGTCTCAACATGTGGTGGACATAATGGTGGACTGTGTGTATGTACAACTGTAGGAGCGCCAACTACGATTATATTTATACCGTTAGCTGTGACAGTTCCATCTGTATTGGAAGTATCAATAGTTGTAGATGCAGTACATCCGTGTCCTGTATCCAATGCATCACCTTCTCTACATACTGCTGGCATATATCTTTTCCTATGCTAACTGGTAGAATTTACCAGTGTCCTTATATTTCTTATGATTATACATAGTAAATATCATTGCACGATTGCCCGCATCTTTACATGAGATGTGAATCCAAGGAAGTCCTGAGCCTGTATTCTTATATTCTAGAATCAATTGATCGTGCGGAACATTTTCTCTAATCCACTGAACTCTTGTGTAGTATTCTGATTTTGATACGCCAGGGAATTGAATGTCTGCTGCTTCACCCACATTGTGTTGTGAACCTGTAGACTTTCCTCTAAACGCATTAGTAACAATCATATCTGGATACTGATCTTTGATTGGATCAAGAACGTGTATCGCAAGAGTTTTAAGTTTGTCAATAATTTCTTTTTGAGTGAAACCTTTGTTACCACCCTTTTTAATTTTTGTTTTCGCAACAACAGAGTTCTTAGATAGTTGTCCTAATGTAAAGTGTGTAGATAGTGGAAGTGAATAGTTAACCCCACCAATAACATCTCCAGCATCATCATACTTAAAGTCTGCTTGTGCAGATTCAAGTGCAGCAGTATCCGCCGCTGCTTCTGGTTCTGCACTAAAGGCTGAACCTTCTTCTCCGTGTTCTTCACCTTCATCTGGAATGCGAGGAATAGATGTTGCCTTTCTAGACGCACCACTTGTATTAATCTTACCTGTCAATGCATTAAAGGAATAGTCTGAGAATGATGTTGGCATAATATCACCAGCTTCGATTGCTGATTTAATTTCTGCATCACTCTTTTCTTCATCATCATCAGCGAAGAATTCATCAGACTCACTTAAAGGAACAAAAGGTTTTTCCTCTAATACTTCTGCTGACTTTGGAGCATCAATCTTACCAGCAAATCCATCCGTATCATACTCTTCATCATCAATACTGAATGGTAGAATACCAGTTGCAATATCTCCTGTGTCCATGAATGTAACTTCTGGTGCGTATCCATCTCCGGCTGGAGGTGAAGGTTTAACACGAGGAACGATAGGAACAACAGCAGTAATAGTTGATACAGTAACAGCAGTTGCACTTCCG